CTTTTCAAAGAAGAAATTGAGGATGTAGTCGCGTCGTATATATTTCCGTTAGCGCCTGCCAGCAGTTTCTTCGTCGTTCCCTTGCTGTATTCTGCAATGGTATCGACATTGCTGGAACCTAACCCTGTGGCGTGTTGCGTATAGCCTCTCCGTACCGCTACCTTGCCCGTGCCGGGGAACCAGTTGTCTAACGTAACCGCGTCTTGCGGCGGCATAACATCCAACGCATCCCTTCTATTCCACCCGCCTATGGGTGCGGGGATCGTTTGCGCTACCATTAACTGCCGTATCCTGTGTCTGGAAGGTTAGCCGTAAACGTCGCAACCGCCGGAGACATATTGACATTCGCACCGCCTCCGCGTTCTCTTTCAAAGATTCCTTTGATCCATCTACGGGAGTCGTTTTTCTGGTCCTCGTAAGGAAAGCCAAAAGCCCGTAACGCTCTCCACCATCCTTCACGAAATATTAAATCTTCATCGAACAATGGAACGTCTGCATCTGCTGCCCAATCCGACTGTTCCGTTCCGCTGGAAGATGCACACCAGTTTTTACTGATGTACTCGTATGCAATTGTCGCGGCCCCTGGATTTTCCAATTCAAACTTTAGAACGCCGCTTGTCGGACGTAATCGCCATCGCACCGCTAGTCCTACATCCGATGTAATCGCGCCTTTGTAATACTGCCACTGTGCAGGCGTCAGAGGCCCGACCATTTGTAAATCGTTGGTACGGTCCCATAACGTACCTGGCATAATTCTTAAAAAATCGCTCGGCAACGAATATGCGGATGTTGCTGCTTCTGAGGTAAACGTATGCTCTTTGGTAAGAACCGCCCAATCGTAATCGTCGCGCAAAAACAAACCCGCAGCTTTGGTTACAGAACGTAACCGTACTGCTGTTGCTTCCTCGTTACTAATAATGGATGAGGGTTGAAAAACCCCTAATTCATCCGCTATCGCTTGCGCTATCGTCAGAAGAGACATCTACTTTTTTCTTTCTGCTAGGACGTTTCCGGTTCATTACTTCAAGCTCTGCCCGCAAGGTTTTGTTTTCCTCACGCACCGCTACCATTTCTTCTTCAAGTTTTTCCATCTTATCCAAGGCTTCGTAAATTACGCCGTCGTCTTTGGATACGGAAAGATGTGCCTGTGCCTGCTGTTTTAATTTTACCAGGCCTGTTAATTCCTGTGTGGCCCGGTCATCCAGGTTAGCTACCTGTTCAATGGTAAAGATATTTAATGCTTTTAATTCAGCTACTTGCGCCATATTCAGCGCGGGCCATTCGTTGACCGGGGTGCCGTCCAGAGGTTGTTCGTTGCCCCGTTCAAAGGCTTCCCACTGACGGGGAAAGCGGGCCTTGTGTTCTTCGGTTACTTTTGTGTCGATGACATTTTTGTTGTCACCCGGAGACATGATGGTAACAAATGGAATCTGTCGAAAAATAGGTCTTCCTTCTTCCACAGACTTCGCTTTGTTCTGCACCGCTTCGTAACGAAACAATGGTCGGCAATTGTCTTTTGCTTCGGTTACAAAATCTATGCCTGTTTCTGAGTCGTACATTTAGCTGGTCCCTTCCTTTTGGAATGTTAACGCCTTCCGTATTGTTTTTTTGCTTGCAGGGGTAAACACCGACAATGGATATACGTTGCGGTCCCCGAAAGCAGGTTTCTCTCCGGGTTCATACGATGCAAAGGTTCGTATGTACTCTTTGCCCTTGCGCCGAAAACTGCCGTAGAGATATCCAAGAGTAACGATGCGAGCGCATACAAGGTCGTTAAAATCTTCTGCGCCCACAGTCGTCGAATCTCCCACAATGTCTACCCACTCCAAATGAACAAGCGGATATTTTTTACCCCCAAGGGAGATATGTTTCATAAAAAGGGGACCGCGTGGGTGGGAGGTAAGGGGTAAGCCTTTCCCACGCGGCCCATGCCCCGTGTTATTCGGGGAAAGTACAGACAACTTCCTTGTCGGAAATGTCGCCTGCTATTGCACACACGTTGTCCGTAACCGCTGCGGATACGTCTAACGTGCCGTCGCTGGAACCAGTTGGTGTGAGAGGATCACCATCTGCACCAGCAGTTAGGGCGAGATTGAGTGTTGCGGGACCGGAGATCTGAATCCACGCATACTCTCCATCGCCAGGAGCGGATTGAAGGACACCCGCACCTATTTCAACTGAATCCGATAGATCGGAAGTGACCGTGTGGTTTTTGTAACCATCAAGCGTGTAGTAATACGCAACCTGATTAGCTACAGCAGCCACAGAGCCGCCGCCCGTATCGTATTTGATCCATTTGAACTTTTTGATGCCATCAGACGTAACATTCTGTCCGATAGCTCCAAGGCCGTGGTCATCTGTAGTAGATGTCTCGGAGGCCAAGATGCCTAAAATATAAGCCATATTATCCTCCTTACGCTACGATGACGCCCTGACGGGCGGCATTCGACATGGTTAAGTTACCAGCCCAAACGATAGGCACTACGGTAGCGTCCTGGTTCACAGCACCCTTACGCTCCAGAGGAACCATGTTCCGATTGCGGTGTGGCCTCCAGAATAGATACTGAGTATTCAGCATATACATCCTGGCTGCGGCGCAATCTTCGTCATGGAACACATCGGCTTTACGGAACTTGAGCGAATCAAAACCCGCCGTAGCTTCGTCGTCCGATGTAACCCGCTGGATTGTGGTGAGTGAGTTCCAGAAATACTCAAAGTAGGTCGTACCCGCTACCACGAAATCGGGAGCTTCCGATGCCGCAGAACCCCGTTTGCAATTCAGATACAGGTTACGCATAGCAGCCTGTATGGTAGTTGCACTTGGAGTTACACTTTCGTCGGAGAAATCATACGTCTGATTCCGCCAGAACGAATAGTTGGCACGGTTGATACCGCCTACCGTACCCGTAGCAGGCGCATCAGCTACGAGGCTTTGTAGACCCCCTACCTGTTTGCCTGACGTACCAGTACCGTCTGAGAATATACCAGTAGAGAGGTTGTTCGCCATCGTCCGTCTGGCGTTAGCAATTCTGCTTTCCAGAAGGTCGATAACTTTTTCTCTGCCAGCGTTTTGAATATCCGCTTCGAGGCCGGACCAGGTGACATTAACTGCCGCCTGTTTCCAATTGAACTCTGCCGCAGAAAAAGTCTCGCTCGGAGCTACATTCAGGACTTCATATCCTGAGTAGTATTGGAACGTGGAGTTTTCTGCATATTCTAGTTCTTGAACCAGAGTTCGGCCACCATCAGCGGGCTTGACATTCCCACGCTGCTCCAAACGGCGGAGGAGCGCGAGGTCTTTCGTGACGTTATCCGCAAACTCGCCGGAGCGATTTCGCAGAGTACTCGACACGATTTCCGATAAATTCGGAGCCGCCATCTCTTTTTCCTTTAGTTAGATGCCGACTTAAACGCCTCTGCCAGTTCCTGTCGGAGACTTAATTCCGGTGTTGCTGGCGTATCGGCTGTGGAACGTATAGTCGTATCGGCTCGTTTGGCACGGCTAGTGCGCTGTCGCATATTTTGTTTTTCCTGGGCAACCGCGTCGGCGGTATTCTTGCTGTCTCTTTCTTTCAAAAGTGCATCCCTGGTATCCGCGTGAACCCATATCGCCCGTTGATATACTTCATTGAGGTCAATGGTTTTTCCCGCTGCCCGGTCTGCATTGGCAAGTTCCGTCATAGTATTCTGCACCTGTTGAAAGTGCGGATGCTGTAACGTACCGTCTTCGTTAGTTGCCGTGGCAAACGTATCAATCTGCGACTGTGCGCTTTGTCGTGCCGCCTCGAACCGCTGTTGGTCAATAGCTTGTGCATTTGCCTGATTAGACTGATGCAATTGCTGTTCGACCTGGTTCAGACGTTGTTCCGTTGGGTCGGCAAAGGTTTCATTTTCGGTGATCTGGTCCAGGTTCACCCCGGTTTGTTGAGCCAGCCAGCGGATTGTTTCTAAGGGCGCAGTCTGGAGAGATTGTCGTACAGCCATAAGCTGACGGACTACATCTGCTTCCCCTGCCCCCTGCAATCGTAACTGCTCACGGTACGGCGCTAGTTCTTGATCCAGTGGTTTCAAGCGATCCATTATTTCACGCTCACCAGAAAGCTCCTCTACCCTCTTCTGATGATGAGAGTACAGGCGTTCCCCCTGGGCGAGTGCGAATGTTTTCGCTTCGTCGGGAAGTGCGTCAAACGCTTCCCGTTCTTCGGTAGGCCAGTGTTCGGGCGCTTCCACCCCCGTGGCCTCTACAGCCCCCTCCTCGGGCGCTGAAACTTGTTCTACAGGAGCTTCTGTGGGTTCCTCTGTGGGTTCGTCCACCGCTTCAATGGCTTCACGGAGTTCCTCTCCTAAACTCTGCTCTGCCTCTGTAGTTTCATTCTCTGTAATTTCGTTTTCGACTACTTCGTTTTCAGTGTCCATTTCTCATTCCTTTGGGCTGTTCGTTGCCAACTTCAATGCAGCCATGATCGCGTAAGTGATCCCTGTGCTGCCTTCTCCCACCGATTTGTTCTCCGGTGATAATGGATTCATAAGGTTCGATATCCCCTATGACATTGTGCATACGGGAACGCGCTTGGTGTTTTTCCACCAGCTTGCCATCGCGTATGACATATGTTTTACGCACGGAACGCTGCCTGTGCTTTTAGAAGCATTTCCTGTCTCTCCTGGTCCAGTTCTCTTTCCTTCAAATCCAGTTCGGCCAGTTTTATCCGTTCCTGGCTGGTAAGTTTTGCCGCGTCGAGCTGCAGGCGCTGTTGTGCGACCTGTGCTTTCTGTTGTTCCTTCATAATGTTTGCCTGGTCTTTGGCGTTTACTCCCTGGTCTTCCGGCAAGCCCTGTATTAAATCCTCTACTTCGCGGGATACTTTGAAGCGCCGGGATGCCCACAGCATGATCTGCATGGCAACGGGACGCGAAATACCCCCGGCCATTGCCATTTGCATAAACCCTCCAACGGCTTGCAAATACTCTGCTACGGCTTGTTTATCGGCGGCGTCGTCGGCAATTACGGTGGAATCCGTTTCGACATCAATCTGGTAGGAGTCGTCGTCGCGCAACAAAGCGAGTATTTCCGGTGTAACGGAGATCCCGGTAATTTTGCTCATGGTTTCGGGGGAGAATATTTCCCCGATAACTTCCGACATCAAACGAAACAGGTCGCGTACAAAGCGTTCCACTTTTTTCTGTCGTGGTTGTAACCTTAGGGAAGAAAACTGTGCTTTCAACATCTGCGCCCCGCGTGTTTCCCGTGGGTCGGTTGCGCCTCTTTGAATGTCCGAGATCCCGGTTAATTCAAAAATGCTTTGAATCAAACGTGTGCGTTCCTGATACAAACCAACCAACACCTGTGCGGTACTTTCCAGTGGAACAAAATCCATGCTTCCACGAAACCCGCCTTTATCGGAAAACGCCTGCCAGTTGTGGGCCGGTATCATCGTTCCTTCGGTAGTGCGGAATATATTACCCAGTTCCTCGTTGGCTGCGTCATAGACACCGCGAACTTTAAGCATACTTACAAGGTGGTCTATCCGTGCGGTTATGTCGTCGAGTTCGTCTGCCTGGTCCTTGTAGAGAGTAAATTCCGGTACGGGCAACATGGTCCGGTCTGTTTCTAGCGAATACAACGGACGGGGTATCGGGAAGAAATTCTGTAAATTCAGCGGGTCGTCTTTTACCATCATGGGTTCGTCAGAACCCTCGGCAATAAAAATGACTTTACGGGTGCGTTTGTCCCATATTTCCCACACCCTGCATCTTTTTACGATATCGTCCGGTAAGTCTTCGTCGTATCCATCCGGCAGAATGGTCATCGGGGCTTTTTTACCCTTTTCCCCGAAATTTGCTTCCATATCCTCACGGGTTTGTATGGTTTCAAATGCAATCCACTGTACTTCAGACCATTGCCGTGCAGGGCCAAAGCGTATCTGGTCCCACGGGATAAATTCTATTTCTACTTTCTCATCCACAAGGGTTTCTTCTTCGGACATGAAAAAGGCACCCTCTCCGTCGAACTGCGCGGGCTGTTCGGCACCGTTTTCGTCTTCAAACCTCGGTAATGTGTCGTCGCCGGTTTTTGTCAGCGACATACGCATTTCCATCATTTCGTATTTGGGGCGGTAGTGTACCCGTGCGACACCCCTGCCGGTCAGAAGCATATCCTGAACGGTTTTTTCCATAGCGACATCGAACTCGGAATTGTCGAGCATGGCTTCTATGGCACGTTCCTGAATCATGGCACCGCCCCGTGCGGCAGCGTCCCCTGCACCGTATCTTCTACGGACATCGGGCTTGGCGGTATTGGAATATAAGGCAGGTCTAAGCGTTTCGGTATTGGCCCATAAAATATTAAAGGTCTTGGACCTGGCAGGGAGTTCCTTGCTGTCGTTCCGGTATCTTTTTTCTATTTTTGAGGCCTGGTTACGCCATTTTTCCTCGCGCTTGAACGCAAGCTGGAGTTCGTGGGTCCAGCGTTGTGTCAGGCGTTGCCGCGTATCATCTGTGTCCATTTGAGCATTTCATCAAAGGTTTCGGGTTTGGTAATCCTGGTGGGGTCGTTTTTTTTCTTTTTGGCCCACGGGCGGGACATACAGGCGTATCTCCACTCGTCTGCCGCGTGGTCTTCGGCGGATGTGTCTAAATCTTCCACCCGTACATCGTCGTGGGGCAGCGTAGGGATAGTTCGGATGGAATCTATGCAGTTTTCAAACGTGTAAATCATTGGACGGCCATCGGTGCCAATCATACGGGAACGGAGTTCCGCCCAGCCGGACATGGCTCCATTCTTCCCTACACGGCGGTTATCGGCTTTTCTCCATATCACCCCTTCCTTGCCCATCTGCTCGGCAATAGATGGCCCCCCTTGAGAGATAAATATGGACGGATCGGCAACCCCATATGTGATTTTTTCATTTTCACGGGACCGAATACCCTTTGCTATGTCTTCGTTGCGTAATTTCAGGCCAACATTGGGTTCTTTCGCGCCGTACCACTCCCGGTAACGTATTAGACTGTTTTTTGGATATAACTGGCCGTCTACCTCGCTTCCGTCCGAAACGGCCCACCAGCCTACAGAAAAAGGACTTGCACTTCCCCAATCGAACGAGCGGAACCTGAGCCAGTATGCGGGGATGGGTATGGGTCGGATGATGTGGTTTTCATTCCAACAGTCAAAAAAGGCACCCTGTACTGCATTCCAGTCACCTTCTAGCCATGCCTTTACGAGTGCGTCTGAGCCTACCAAGTGCAGGCGGTCTATGTATGTGGGGTCGTTCTCTAGCAGTATGCGGTTGTCTGTAATCTTAGAGGGTATGAAGACGAACTTACGCTTATAGCCCCTGCCCACGTCACGTTCGCATACCTTCATGCCTTGCGGGCACGGGTCAACGTATCTCGCCTTTAGCCACTGCTGCCCCACACCGCCGGGATTACCTGTCAGTATTAACTGCGTTGGAAGGCCGTGCGCGCTCCTTAGAACGCCTTGGAGTCTGTCTATAGGCCGTGGGTCAGGAAACGTCCCTGCCTCCTCTACGCAGGCGTCTGAGATGTTCTGGCCTTGGTACTTGTCTGCGTCTTTTACGCCTTCAAGCGGGCGAAAACGCAGTCGTGCGCCATTCGGAAAACGCCATTGTTTGCGCTGCTCATTCCATTGGGCCCCAACCTTGCTATAGATCCCCTTAGATTCCTCTATAGCGTCGTCGAGACTTGGCAGTTCACGCCGAAAGAATACCGCGTTAAAGTGCTTATTTTGCGCCTTTATGAGATACTTACCCAGAACGCCACTAGTCTTACCTCCGCCTCGGCTGCCTCCGAACAGAAGCTCGGGTACCGGACAGTCTACCAACGCCTGCTGAGGGCCCTTCTGAGGGGCCCAGGCGACCCTTTTTACTGCAGACAATACTGCGCTTCCCATTCTGCGTCTGTGAGCGGCGTGGCAGATACTACGAAATTCCT